GTCGCTGTGCAATGGACGCGAAAAAGCCCGCCAAGCGGCCGGCTTAGCGGGCTTTTATCGGACTTTGCCGTTGGTAGCGGGGGAGGGACTTGAACCCCCGACACCGGGATTATGATTCTTAGCAAACCCACCGTTTACTGCGGCTTTACGGGGTGTATGTCGCATATGTGTTGCTTCGCGTACCACCTTGATTCTGGCGGATTAACCACCGGGGGTCGCGCAAGCTGCTGAGATTCCCCAAAAGCCGTTATGGTCCCGGTGTCACGTTACCCGACAACGGACAGCTCGGCAGCGTCCAGCCGCTCGCCTTCGTCCTCTTGCTCCAGCCAATGCCCGTACACGTCAAACGTCATCTGTATCGAGCTATGGCCTAGCAGCGTCTGGACGCGCTTGGGCGAAAAACCCTCCCCGATCAGCCAAGAGGCGTAAAAGTGGCGTAGGCTGTGCAGGCTGTATTTCGGCTTCTGGACCGGGTTGCCGTCGTTATCCTCTCCCTCGACGGTCACGCCCGCCGCCTTCTGAATCGGCGCCAGCCCGCGATTGTAGATGTTGGCATGGCTTTCGTGCTTCCCGCGCCCGTTCGGAAAGACAAGGTTTAGCTCGCCTTTGGGGCATTGCAGGCGCCATTCCTTGAGCGCGTTGGCGACCATCTTGGTCATGGGGATATCGCGCCGGCTGGCAGCCGACTTGGGATCGCCCATACTATTCCAACGGTCGGCACGCTGGCGAACGTAGATAAGCCGGTTGTCCAGATCGACGTTTTCCCACGTCAGCCCGCGCAGCTCCGAGGATCGCAGGCCAGTGAATACGGCCGTGACCAAGAGCGCACGCCAGCGGCCTTCGGCATTGTTCAGCATGGCGCGAACTTCGTCGCGGCTCGGCACGTCAACGCCGACTTCGGGCCGGCTCTTGCCGCGCGTCACGTTCCGCACCGTCACCGGCTGCGCAACATTCTGTGCGACCATGCCCTGTCGCTGCGCCTCGCGAATGATGCTCTTGAGACTGCCGAGCACCTTGCGCGCCATCGCCTTGCCCTTGGACTTCTCTAGGTCGCGCTTTAAGCCCTCAACGTCCGGTGTGGTGAGTTGCGACAGCTTCCGACCCGCGATCCCATGCGGCTTGATATGGCGCTCGACGTGGTTGCGGTATTGAACCAGCGTGCCTTGTTCCAGCCCTTCGGCCTCACCCCGTTCAATCCACACGTCCGCCGCCTTGGCGACCGTCACGCTGGCGCTATCCGGCGTATGGACGCCTTGCCTCACTTCGTGCTGCGCCGTCGTGGCGAACGCCTCAGCGTCCTTTTTGCGCTCGAACGTCTTGAGCCGGCGCTTGCCGCGCTGGTCCTTGTAGTCCACCACCCACGCGGTCTTTTCTTGCCCCTTGCGGGTTGTCCACGTGCGCTTGCGGATTGCCATGACTCCGGCTCCGTTCCATAGGCTTTCAACACCTAGATTATGTCGCATAAATTCCCGTTGTCAATCGGAGACTGGGGAATTGATTAAAACCGCGTACCCGGATGGCTACGCGGCCGGTATCGCGGGGCACTGAGCGTCCGTGACACCACCTACGGCTAAAACTTTGGCCACTTCCCCGCCGAGGCGGACTACGTGGCCCTTCTAAAAGGCTTTGATGACATTCCTAATGACTGTGCCAACACATTTTTGTCGGCCGGTTCTAACTGGTTGAGTCAGGGATGGTTGCGCGATTCTCCCAGACACGGCACGCTCCCAACGCGCATGTTTGCATGGGGGAGGCAATGGATCTATCAGAGAGCGCTCGCGATCTGGCCAAGCGCGCTAACGTCGCCAAACAGACGGCTCAAACTGAAGAGGCGACAAAAAACGCAGCCATAATGCCATTTATACGGGCGCTTGGCTTCGATGTTTTCGACGTGCGACAAGTCGTACCTGAGTTTACTGCTGACGTCGGCCTAAAAAAAGGCGAAAAAGTTGATTATGCGCTAAAAATTGCCGATCAAGTTACTATACTCGTCGAGGCAAAGCCAATAAACACGAATCTATCAGAAACCCAGTATAGTCAATTATATCGATACTTTAGCGTCACTGATGCTCGCATAGGCCTCCTCACAAACGGAAGGCAATATTGGTTTTTCTCAGACATTGATGAACCAAACCGAATGGACCGGCTGCCGTTTTTTGTTTTTGACGTTGAAAGTTTTGATGATCATGATCTCCGGGAATTAGCAAAATTCCATCGTGAACAGTTTGATTTAGAGGTGATACTCTCAAGTGCTGCGACAATGAAATACACCCATGCTGCGGCTCGCTATCTGACCGACCAAATGCGCGAGCCTGATGAAGATTTTGTGAAGCTAGTGGGGAGACAAATTTACGACGGTAACATGACAAAGAATGCTGTGGAGCAACTCCGCAACCCAGTTCGGTCTGCATTTGAGCAGATAATCAGAGACCGTATCCAAGACCGTATCCAAGCTGCTTTCGCATCTGAAAATACTCAATCAGAGCAGAATGACGCCAAGGCTAACCAGCAAAAAAAAGAGAAAGAGCCTGAAAACGGTAATGATGAAAGTGGTTCTGAGATTGTTACGACAGAAGAAGAGATACAGGGTTTATATATCGTTCGGGCTATTGCTGCAGATGTTATTGAAGATGTCGAGCGCGTGGCTATGCGTGATCAGAAAAGCTACTGCGCTATTCATTTCGATGATACAAATCGGCAGCCCGTTTGTCGCCTCCGATTTAACTCATCCCGCGTGAAGTATGTGGGTCTTTTTGATGAAGCCAAGAACGAGACGAAACATAAGATCGAAAAACCCACTGACATTTATCAGCATCGAAAGGAAATCCAAGAAACTATAAAAAGATATTTGCAGTATTGACAGACATGCTTCGTTAAAAAACCTGTATGTGGTATCAAGACAAAGGCGGGCACCGCCGGCCGCGCGGGCAAAGGATCAAAACCCGCCGCCGGCTGTCGGGGTTGTCCGGGATGCCTGACCCGCGCCACGTCCCGACTATACGCGCACCCTGTCCGGTGGTGCATGTTAGAGACCACCGCGCCGGGCCGGCGTTGTTACTGTCTGGCGTGCAAGCGGTAAATCGCGACCTCGGAGCCGCCGAAGGCCCGCCCTACCTGCACAAGCCCCCACTGCGTGCCGTCGATGACAACCTTGTCGGACGGCTGCGGCGCCGAACTGCCGGACGCGCCGGTCGACGTCATATCCAGCCCCTTCGCTGGCACGTCGACCACGGTGTCGCCCTGCTGAATGAGCGAGTCCTGAATGTAATCCGTGGTGAAGTCCTGCGGTGGCGCCGCGCGCGCGGGGACGTCGTAATCCGTGGTCGTGGTTGAGCCGGTTGCGGGATCGTACTCGGTCTCCGTTCGACGCAACGTGACGTCCTTCCCGAACCGCTCGGCAAGGTCCGCCGCCATGCGGCGAAAGAGGGCGTTGGCGGTCATTCCCCGGCGCCCTCCATGCCGGCGAACTTGAGCGCCGCCGCGACCTGTTCATCGGACAGCCCGCTTTCCTTGGCGAGCGCGAGACCCTGCAGGACGCCGCTCATGGCGCGGGCGCGCTGCCCCGCGTCGTAAGCCTGCAGCGGCTGCAGGACGTCCAGCTCGACAGTATCCTCTAGCTTGGCGGTCGCTTCGTCCGCGATCTGCCGGGCGATGGGCTGCAGCGTCCATTGCGCAAGGTGCCGCTGCGCCTCGCGCACCGTGTTGCCGGCGGTTTTCGGGTCCAGCATGGACGGCAGGACGCCGAACGCGTGGCAGATCGCGGACCGGGCCTGGTCCAGATGCTCGGTCGTCATGGACCGCTGCAGGTCCGGCGACAGATCCGAGGTTTTCCAATCGGTCTGCGGCGTCGGTCCGCCCGCCGCCTGGACGTTGACGGACTCGCGCAACAGCACCCGGCCGCGCTGGCCCCGGAAGGATCGGGCCAGCTTTTCGCGGTCGGTTTCCGTGGTCTCAGGGAACGGCGCGATCTGACTGCCGAGCGGGGCGGTCTCGAACGTCTCCTGCAGCGCGTCCTCAAGAGCGTGCAACAGCCCGGCGGTCAGGGCAGCCCGGCGCAGCGGCGAACTGCCGGCCCACGGCGTCACTGGGTCCGTGCCGACGCGGAAGTGTAGAACCTCACCCGCAAGCGCGGTCACGGTGCGCCCGCCACCGGCTTCCGCGATGGTCAGCTTGTAGGCGGTCGGCACGCCGTCCGTGGTGGTCAGGGTCCAGTCCTGCACCGGGATCAGCCGGTCGCGGATCAGGAACACGGCCTCGCCACGAACGGCCAGCGAGCGGGCTGCAACGGACAGTGAGGCGGTGTCGAGCAAGTCCGTGCCATGGACGTCCGCAAGGGACAGACCGCCTTCCCAGAGGCTCACACAGCCCTGCACCGTGCCGGTCAGCTCGGCCACGCCGCGCCGGCCGGTGATATAGCTGTCGCGCGCCTCGATGACTTGCGCGGTGTAGCCGGTGCCGGACGCGCGGGTCTCGCGCTTGGCGCCGGACCGCTTGAATAGCCTTGCCAGCATCAACGCCTCCACTTGCGCAGCACGTCCGCCGCGCCGCTGTAGTGAAGCGCCTTGGCCTGCCACGCCGCCGGCCGTTCGGACGTGATCTGCATATCGCTGAGATCGCGCGTACCGGACGTCGCCACGCGGCCAAGGTAGGAATCATCGGCCAGATACTCGGCAAGCCGGCGGTAGGCTTCATTCAGCTCCGCCGGGACCAGCTCGGTACTGCCGACCGTTGCCGTCACCCGGTAGGTCTTGGCGTCGAGCGCGTAGCCCATCGGCGCCGCCTGTAGCGTCACCGTCTGCCACGCGGACCCATCCCAGACTTCCGCCGTGTCGATCGACGCGGGCTGCAGGCGCGGCGTCCAGGTCCCCGGCCCTTCCACGATCCAGGTAACGGACCGCTCGCCCCAACGGTGCGTGATCCAGGACTCGATGCGCTTCCAAAGCGTTTCCGTGTCCAGGTTCGCCGCGTCCGTGCTGAGACCGGTCGGGGCGGTCGGGTAGCTCGACGGCACGCCCTCTTGTTCGTCCAGCGCGACCAGCATCAACGCCACCTCCACGGTGCCGGCACGGACGCCGGCAGGCGGCCGGGGTCATCCGCCTGCCAGCGCCGCGCCTCGACCTGCGCCTCTTCGAACGCGGGCCGGGTAACAAGGGACAGCTCGTAGAGAAGCGCCGCCTTCACGGTGCGAATGATCGCGCCGTGCTGGCCTTCGTCCGGGTTGTTCGGCTCGCGCTCGACGCTTTCCGCGTCCTCAACGGCGCGCTCGGGCGGAAGCCGGAAACCCGGCGAGAGACCGACCGCCAAGCCGGCGGACAGCAGGGCAAGGGCGTCCCGGCCATGCACCGTTTCCAGGACGCTCGGCAGGATGCGCGCCTCGAAACTCAGGGCGTCGTCGCCGTCCTGCAGGGTCAGGGTCTCGTTTAGCTTGGACGCCAGCGGCTTGCCGTAGTCGTGCCCGACCAGCAGGTGAATTTCCGCGTCCGGCTGCTCGACGCGGTACTGAAAGGCACGCGAGGCAAAGCGTTCCTTGCGCGGCCGCCCCTTGCGTCCGCCGTCCGACAGCGTGGCGGTCACGCCGTAGGGGAACGACCCGCGCAAGATGCGCGAGCCGTCCCCCTCCTGGCGGACCTCTAGCCGGCCCTCTGCAGCGCCGTGCAGCATCGGGTTAGTCCTGAACGCCGGTCAGGACCTCAAGCTGCGCCGTGCGGCTAACGGTAACGTCCATCGTTACCAAGCCGGTCAGGCGGACGCCGCCGGAGGCCGCGTCGGTGTAGGGATCGCGGATCAGATCGACCGCGCCCCACGTCGCGACGAAAATCGGCGCCTGACCGCCCGCGCTGGTGGTCAGCAGGGACTTGCTTGCGGTCGGACTGCCGGACGGTGCGGCAAGGGCGTTCGACGTCATGGACACGTTGCCCGCCGGGATATTGCGGGTGAAGCGGTCCCACTCCGTGACGCCGGAACCGCTGTCAAAGATCGCGCCCTCAAGGGCGTCCCAGACTTCCGGCCGGATCATGACGCGCACCGCGCCGGGGCTGCCCGCCGCGTTGTTGGTCATGAAGGTGGTCACGGCACCCCGGAAAGCACTCCACGTCGCCGCCGCGTCGATGGCGGTCTCGGAAATGCCGTAGGTGCTGGCCCCCTGGATCACGCCGAGGGGCTGCCCGTTGGACCCGGTGCCGAGAAAAACGGCCTTGTCCATCTCGGCTTGAATGGCCCCGCGCATATCCCGGCGGATGGCCTGCTCAATGCCCGCCGTGCTTTTCATGGTGCGCCGGGTCATCTTCATCTGGACGCCGAGGGTCTGGTCCGGCTTGAGCGGGCGATCCGCCGTGGTGTAGGCGGTCGCGCTCGCGACGTCGCCGGTCTCGCTCGCAGCCCATCCGGCCGTCACGCTCGACGTCGTGACCGGGTACTCAAGCTCGCCAACGCCGACGTTGACCATCTGCGCGCCCATCGCGCCGGCAACCGACTGCGGGAATAACCGGTCGATGATGGGGCGGGTCTGGACGGGATCGGGGACGCCGGATGCCGTGGTCTCACCCGCGCGGGTCTCAAGGGCCTCATACGGCACCGGGCAACCGCGATAGCCGCCCGCGTTGCGCAACTCCTGGACAACCTCTGCCGTGGCACCGTTGAGCGCGCGGCCTTCGTCCAGATGCGCGACCGCCTGCCGGACTTCGAACTGTCCGATCAGGTCCGCCCATTCCGAGCCGGCACGGGTTTCAAGCTGGTCCGCCGCGCTGCGGCGTTCGGTATCTTCCGAGACCAGGGCGGCGCGGTAACGGGACTCGTTCGACCGGTACTCCCGGTCAAGCTCGTCCATCTGCCGGACTTCGTTCTCTTCCGGCTGCTCTTTCGACGCCAACTCGGAAAGCTGCTGTCGAATCTCCGACTGGCGCCGCTGAATCTTGGTCGATTCCAGCATGTAAGTCTCCATCGATGGGAACGTGACGCCTCACGGCGTGGTGTTCGCGTTTAATTCTAACAGTCTAGTCAAGCGGTGGCAAACCATGACGCAGCAAATCGCGCCATTTTTCACGTTCGGGATTAGGTTCCCCCATCCCCAATTCGGCGCGAGTCTTTAGACTATGGTGCGTCTTACATAGCGTCTGCAGGTTGCTTTCATCGAAAGCTAGGTCGGGACGCTCGCGCACAGGCTTGATGTGGTCCACCTCGACACGGCCGCGCGCCCCGCATTGCACGCAACGCCAGCCGTCCCGGCGCAGCACGCGCAACCGAACGGCCTGCCAGCGGCGTGTTTTCTGGACTTTACGCGACGGCCCATTATGTTGTTTCATACTCGCCATATTCAGATTGCAGGACCCAATAAAACTATTGCAGAATAGAACTCTTAAACATGACGTTGGTATAGCTACCAAGCGGAGGGCAATATGAATTCGTGGACACTGGTTGGCGCCATCGCTATTTCCCTCACAGCACTTCTAGTCGTTACTGGTGATTATTCGAAAAATCATACAAATAAAGTTAATAATTCGGAAATGTCTAGCGAGATGAGGGATACGAAAAATATTCGGGAGACGAACACTACCAAGGCTGACAGTGATACAACCCCTAACATTGGCACCAATTCGTCAGATAGAAATACAAATTTAAGTGAAAATATCTCGCCCCAAAATACAGGTCCAAAACTACGACTTGAGAGTTGGCGTTGCTACAAGGAGCATGGTTACCAATATGTTTCGGGTGAAGTAACAAACATCACAAATATGCGCCTGGAAAACGTTATGGTAGTTGGAAAATTTCAAGATTTTTTCGGGGAGTTCGTTAAATCTGATAGTGCCATAGTTGAGTATAATCCAATACTACCGGGGCAAACAACGCCCTTTCGTACTGGTACGACAAGCAACCCACAAATCGAAAATTGTGAAATTGATTTTAAATACCTGATGGGTGGGACCATTAGCTATATAACCGCAGAGAGTGAACGTCTTAGGCGAAAATCTCAGGTCGAATATGCCCAACAACTACTTAATAAATTAGGGTATGATGCGGGGGATACTACTGGGTACATAAACGATTCAACTCGTAAAGCCATAAAATCCTTTCAAAGAGCGCAAGGTCGTCGGGTTGATGGTGAGTTCGATCAAAACCTACTGCAGACTTTGAAAAATATAAGTAATGACTAGCCGACTGTCTTGACCTAAATCTAAACCCATATCGGTTCTCGGTAATGCTGCGCCGGGCGCGCCCGCTGGCGCTGGCCTTCCGCGACCGCCAACGTCGCCGCTGCAGCCGCATCGATCCGGCCATTCGCACGCCCCTTCGCAATCTTACGGTTGCCGGCGTCGTCCCCGACCGTGACCGCCTCGCTGATGGCCGAGCGCAGCAGCAGCGACGGGCGGACCCTGACCTCGCTGTCGAACACGGCGCGGCGGAACCGCTCGACGTCCTCTGCGCCGTCGCGGAAGCCCTGACCACGCCAGATCACCGGGACCTGCCAGCCGGCCGCGTTCATCGCTTCCTCGACTTCCGACTGCCGGAACCGGTCTGCGACCAACGCCGTCACCGAGGCGCCGTCTAGCTGGTCACGGACCGCCTGCAGGAAACCGCCGGCCGGGACCACGCGGTCGCCAAGCTGCAGCAGCTCGCCGCGTTCGCTCATCTCGACATACCGCCGGCCAACGGCGTCCGCCTGTCCCCGATCCTCTAGGCTCGGATGGTGCGGAAATACGCCGAAAGCCTCCATACGTCCCGTATTCGGCCAATAGAGCACGGCCGCGCTCATGGACGCGGACCCGCCAAGGTCGATCCCGACCACGGCGCCGCCTTCACGCGGGGGCAGGTCGGAGACTTCCGCGTCGAGCCAATCGTCCACGGAGACCAGGACGTCGCGGGTCTCGCCGCTCACCCGCTCGTTTCTGTTGTAAAGTCGGAACGACGCCAGCGCGTTACCGCCGCGCGCGATGGCCCGCTGCGCTTGCGCCTGCAGCCAGCGGGGCGAACTGCCAATGCCCGCCTTGGCGCCGGGGTTCGCCACCATCAAGGATTCCCAATCGTCCGCCGGCAAGCCGGGTTCGGGGCGATGCTCTTGAACGTAGGTGCCCGGCGGCGGCGCATCGATCCATTGCGAGAACGGGTGTGCGTCGTCTGAGGCGGACGTCGAGATAATCAGCGCCCGCCCGCCGCGCTTGCCGAGACCGGACAAAATCGCGTTTTCCAGATCGTCGCCCTTTTCGCGCGGCCAGTGGCCTCTTTCGTCCATGATAGCCAGCGTTGGCGAGCCGCCAAGGGCGTTCTTGGCGTCCGCCGCGATGCCCCGGAGAATGTGCCCGCCGCCGTCACCTTCGAACTCAAGCTCAAGGCGCGGGTTGCGCCGGTAGGTGATCTGTTCCTGGACCTCTTCCGGCAGCGACAGCAGGAATCCGCGCACGAAGTCCACGATGATCCCGGCCTGGTCCCGCGTCCGCGCGGCGACGATAATTTCGCGCCGGGGCTGCGCATCCCATTCGCCAAGCAAGGCGCCCAACGCCAGCCCGCCGGACAGCGCCGACTTGGCGTTGCCGCGTCCGACCGACAGCACGCCGACCGCCGTTGACGCCTTGAGCGCGCCGCGCACGAACCTCTTTTGGAAGCCCGCCAACTTGAGGGGCTGCCCGGCCTTCGGGCCTTCCGGGATCTGCAGCCGGTCCAGGAACCTGATTGCCTTCGTCGCGTCGTTCATGCCGCCAATCCTGATAATGAAAGAAACTGAGTCCCCCCGCGGCCCCCACGCCGTTTTCGCTTTTCGGCTATTGGGACCAATTCATCGGCTGCGATCTTCGTGCAGCACTGAACGCTCATGTTCGGCCCACGCGGCTTCCCGGCTCGATCAGGCAGAGAGACACGAGAGAGAGACTGTAAGTTACATTGGGTTCCCAACGGACACCCTTTCATGGCCAGACGTAGAGTGACGGGTCGCCTTTCGCGCGACCTTGGTGGATACAACGGACATAGTTGCGATTGACCAGCGCGTCGCGCGCTTTGCGGATGCTCTTGACGCCCCACGTCGGCAACGTCGTGCCCGCCATCGCTTTTGCGACAATGCAGAAAGGCTCGTCCTTGCCTTTGTGGCCGTGGTTCATGCGGAGCACGTCGAGCAGTACCGCTGCCTCCGGGACGTCCATGAGCGCGCGCACATCATCGTGCGTCTTCGTCACGCGCGGTGTCGTGCTGTAATTCGAATCCCGCTGCTGGTAGCCCCATGCTGACCGCGCCACGGTAATGACTTCCGCTTCCGGCAGCGCTTCTGCAAACTGATCGCCGTTGAAGCTACGCGCGACGTCAAGCAATGCGTCCAAGTCATCGCAATGAGGCGCCTGTCGCATTAGGAAGCGGAATAGGGCGTCATTGCGGTGCCCCGGCTGGATAGCGCCCGCTTTCCTCGCACCCCCTTCTGTGGCGTTCGCAGGCGCTTTCACCGGGAGCGCATTCGCGTCTATCACCGGCAGGCGGTCTAGATCGTCTAGTCCACCCTCAATGAAGCGGTAAGCCCGCCCGGTGTCTGGCAGCCGCGATGGAGGTGCGACGGTGTACCCGCCGCCTAGAACATCAACCTCTAGGCCAGCGATAGGCCGGATAAGTCGTCCTTCGCCGT